CTAATCTCCTTTTTGATTGAGAGTGAGAAAGATTGACCTGAACTTTCTCTGATAGTGCTTAGCACATAAAAGGGTCAATTCTTTTGGCTAAGTCTCCTATCCTCTCAATCAAGAAAGAGACTAGTTTACTCTTCTGCGATTTTCTCAAAGTCTGTCTCTAACACATTTAATCCTACCCTTGCTTGTGCATTCTTTCGCTTGAGGATTGCAACGCAATCTTCCCAAACTAAGATTAATGTCCAGATTTGTCCGGTTTCTCGGTGTCTGAATTTCATAGTAGCTTCACCTACCTTTCGACAATGGCACGGTTAAACAAAACGGACGTTGCTTACAGGGCTTCGCAGATTTTGCGGCCGATGGATGGGTCCATCATGGCTTCGCGGACGTGGACAACAGTTCTGGTGGACAGCATTTCGCCATCTTCGTTGCCAAATCGGATCGACTCAACATTGTTTGAAGTGTAGGTCAAGTTGACTTGATCCACGATTTCTTGCAATGCTTCGCCGAGTTTGCGGCAGTCGATGCCGTTGACTTGGCAAGTGCCGATCAACTGTGAGGCAAACTTGATTGTCGAACCCTTGGCGAGCTTGCCAATCTGACTTTTCAGCTTGGCATAGGCTTGCCGAAATGCGACAGAATCTTGCCGCGTGTATTCGTGTGCCTTTTCCTCAGGCTTGACAATGGGCTTTTCGATTGTCATGGTTAATTTCCTTTCTGAACTGGCCAGTTCAAGAATAAATTAACCGTGCCATTGCCGAAAGATAGGCGATTGACCTAGCAGACCGTTAGGTATTCGGCAGACGCTAATCGGTCATTTAACCCTGCCATCGGCAAGGTCAATGCCTAGAGGGTATGTGATTTGTTGTTGGATTTCCCTTGCAATAGTCTAATTGCTTGTTAGACTAATCAAGTTAATCGGGACTAACCGATATCCGATATGCGTCGCTCACATTGCTTCACGTTACGCTAACGCATCGCATTCCGCTCAGGGTAGGGAATGTCTCACTATATTGCGGGAGTCTGTTAGGCTGGCTGGATGCTCGAATCGTGCTCTAGTATCGTGTCGGTGTCCACCGTTTGACCGGCCCAACCGATCGGCACACTAGAGACAGAGGATTTGACCTACGGCCATTTTCCGCTCTTTACAGGGCGATTGCTCTAGGGCATTGGACAGAGGATAGAAAATCGGCTGTCCGCCTTGCGGCTTCCCTGATTAACTGCCGAGACAAGCTCGGCTGGATCGGCTGATTCGGGCATGAGAACCGAGGCGTGTCGATCCGCGATCCGGGTTTCTCTCCGAATCCGTACCAGTAAACGGAAACGATTGTTTTAGTTAACGCCCCATTTTTCAAGATTTTCATAAGTTGTTGTTTGACAAGGGTTTACGGTCGAAGATTTTTCTAGTGCCCCGTTTTTGGGCTTGCATAAACGTGTTTTATTCGTGCTTTATACGCATATTTATGCATGGAGAGTTGTAAGTCTAGCCGTCATAAGGGTTTATATCATTTCAAGCGCCTCATTCCTGTTCACCGTCGGGCAAGAGGAATTATCGGATGCCAGTCGCACGCTCTATGTTTGGTTTTTGTTAGTTAGGTAAGTGTTAGGTTCTACACTTGTCTATTTTCGGCCGCCGGCCGCATTCATACGCTTGTCTATGTTTGGTTTTCGTTCGGCTGATTGTTACATTTGTCTATGTTTGGTTTTCGTTAGGTGGGGGGTGCTGGTGACGGTCCCATACGGGGCGGCTCGTAAATGAGTAGCACAGCCCACCGATCGGCTAATTCTTATAAAAATAAAATAAAAATAATCCATAAAGACGGCTCCGTACAGGTGAAAAGAGTCGTCTAAAAATAAAAAGGAGCAGAAGTAAGATGATTCCGTTAATGATTAATGGACGAGTGCTAGTTAAACCCGACTCTCCTAAGAAAGTAACAGAAGGAGGAATAGAATTACCGGACATATCGAAAGATGTGCCAAAAAGTGGAATAGTAATTAGTTCAGATTATAGTTACAAAGACAAAGACGGTGCAGAATATTTCTTTAAAGAAGGAAGTCGAGTTCACTTCCCTAGTTTTTGTCCACTAATAATTAATTTGAAATTAACAGAGAAAGAAGAAGAATTTTATATAATTAAATGTGAAGATATACTTTTTGTCGAAGGAACACCATGAACAAAAAGAAATTAATTACAGACTTAGAAAGATTATTCTTTTTACCCCAAGAAGATCGCTATAAGCAAATGCTTTATGTAATCGGAAAATTCTTATTAATCCTCGGATTCTCAGATATTGCCGATGTGATCGGCCGATTAATTAAAAAAACCGAGCAGGATAAGCAACATGACAGAGAAAATAGTCAGTCGAATAGAGAGTTACAATCTGTATCAGCATAAAGACTTAATTGAAATGTATCTAAAAATTGAGGAAAGAATCAATTCTTTGCCAAGCCTCCTAACAGATGACATCTTCAAGGAACTCCACATTCAAATTACTTATCATGAACTGGTAAAGTTAATAAACAATTTAAAAAGAAAAGGAGGGCTAAAGAAAGGCGGAAGTCAGGGTCATGTTTAAAACCAGCCCAATTAACATAAAAAGTTATAAAGATAGGCAGCTGCTAAAAAGAGCAGTTAAAGAAAGATGGCCAGTATCGGCAGAAACTAGACTGGCCATTCTAAAACATACTGAAGATATCATCAATGATACAAAGATTGAGGCTACTACCCGACTAACAGCAGTTCACAGAATTATCCAAATCGACGCTCTTAACTTAAAAGAGCAAGAGATTAAAGTAAAAGCTCAACCTAAACATATAATCCATACTAATATGAGTACGGAAGATTTAATGAAAAGTATCGGCGGATTGTTAGCTGAATTAAACCTTACTGCTGAAGAAGCTGATCCTCAATTACTTCTCGAAGGCGAAGCTAAATTCATTGAAACAAAGGAGTTAGAGGAAAATGCAATTAGACCAGAACCCTCAACTCCAACAACTTAATACTCTTCTTAATGAGTTAAAGCGACGGGAAACCCACCCATCTAAGACTTATATACCAGATGACAGACCAGAAAGAAATCAATTAGGGTTTCATAAGAGCATAGCTTGGGCAAGGTTGGCATTTGGAGGTAATCGATCAGGAAAATCAAGATCAGCAGCTCAAGAGATTTTCTGGTGGGCAACAGAGTCTCATCCTCACCAACCAACTCCTAAAGGGCCGAGAATTTGGGTGATTTCTACTGAGTACCGGACAATCTTTGAGGGAGTATATTCACATTTAAAGAATATTCTCCCTGATTGGCAAATCTCTCGCACTGGACCCAAAGTTCCCGACCATGATATCCCGACTTTTATCGAATTTAAGTCAGGAGCAAGAATAGATTTTCTGTCTGCAAAGGGTGATGCTAGACAAAAATTCCAAGCAGCTGAGATTGACTTGTTAGCTATTGACGAGGAAATCTCAGATGATTTTTGGGATGAACTACAGATGCGTCTAGTAACGAGAGGCGGCCGGGTAATCATTTCTGCCACCCTTGTAGAATCAGTTCAGTGGCTACTTGACCTTGAAGATGATTCTACAACCGATTTAGCAGACAGGCATGTTTATCTTGCAAGGTTAAATACTAAATTTAACCCGTATAATAATCAAGAAAGATTGCAAACAGTACTAAGAAATCTCTCAGATGAGGAAAAAGAAGTACGTATTTTAGGAAACAGGAGAAGGCTCTCTGGCATCATTTACAATACTTTCCTAGAACAACATGTTTGCAAACCATTTAATATCCCAGATGGTTGGACGAAAGTACAGGTACTTGATCCGGGATATCGGGTGGCAGCAGCAGCTTGGTTTGCAATTGCTCCTGTCGATCAATGGGGGGTAACTAAGCGTTTCCTTTACCGAGAAATGTACTTACGTCAAACTGATTTGATTTCAGTCGTTCACTTTATACGGACAGCTGAGGGGTTTGTTTATAATAGCGAAGATGGCAAATATCATCCAACCGATCAAATCGAAAATATTTTTATTCGATTGATCGACCCCTCAGCTTTCCGTAAATTAGAAGATGGCAATGCGGGAGTAGGACTTCAATTAGCCAATGATTGGGATTTATACTATTCTCCTGCTGAAAACGATAAACGTACTAACATTGAGGCTGTCCGACGTTGGTTACAATTGACACCGCGAGGAGAACCTCAATTCCAAGTGTTTGATACATGCGAAAACTTTCTAATGGAAAGGAGAAAATATAGACTTCGTGATCCTAACAAGGACCAGACTAAGGATGACCCAACACCAAGACCATTAAAGCGGCATGATCACTTAATGAATTGTTGGGAGTATGGGGCAACGGCGGGAATCCATCACATACCAGGATTGACCCGCGATCAACGCCTCCGAAAGGATGCATTAGAAAATATTGCTCCTTTAACTGGAATGCACCGAGTTAGAATGTTCAAGGAAAAGAATAAAATCAGGCAGGAAGCTTTCCTGCGAGGAGAGATATAGCGTGTGCCAAGAGTTAAAGAACCTACAATACGTTCTTTGGCTAAAGAGGCTGGGATAGATGAAAGCGTATTAAGACAAACAAAAGCTAAAGATGTAAAGCTCCCGCCAGATTTTGTTACTCCAAAAGCAGTAGCCATTCAATATACTCAAGAGTTTCCGGCTATTGCTCTTTACGGAAAGTGGATAGAGTATTGGCCTTATATTTGTAAGTACTTTGAAGTCCCAGCAATTGGAATCCATCCGACTAAATGTCCATATGTGTCTTATCGAGAGTACTGGTGGTCGTGGCAATTAATTATTGAGCATGACCTAGACCCAATGCTCTTGCAGAAATTTAATAACCGAGTAATTACAATAAATGCCCCAACTCCTCAATTTTTGATCCCGTCAGTTACTTCTAATTCTAAAGAACTGGCAATTGCAACAGCTAAATTAATCTTTAACGATTGGACATGGGATCATAATCTCCACTTCCGAATTACCCATGAATAGGAGCAGATAAGTGCATGATTCTGGAGCAGAAGAACAATAAAGTAATAATGGCAATAGTTGCTTGGACTGACATTGATGTTCACACAATGGTCAGTCTCTTAGCAACTGCTAAGCATCCGGCAATACTCAGTTGTCAAGTTGGTCGAGGAGCATTATTGCCTCATGCTAGAAACGATTCTCTTAGAGGTATCTATCGTAATACTTTACAGAATAAAGAGGACTTTACTCATGTTCTTTTTATTGACGGGGATATAATTCGCTTTGACCATAGTTCATTGGAATTACTCCTCGAAGCTGACAAAGATATAATTGGTGGCGTATACTCGCAACGAGAACCACCATTTCGACCAGTAATCCGACCTGAGAATGATGAAGAATTCTGTCGTCAAATGTCTTTGCCGGCGGAAGAACGAATTCCTTTTCAAGTGTTAGGATTAGGTTTTGGAATTACATTAATTAAAAAGAAGGTTCTTGATGCAATAGCTGAAAAAACAGAATCAGGGTATATTTGGTTTAATCTTGATCGACGACCCAGAAAAAGTTTTGAGCGGGAAGTTAATGAACTTTTTGAAAAGGTAATAGAACGAGGAGATTCGCCTGAAAAGATTTTCGGAGCAGGAGTTCAGGCGGGATTATGTGCTCATCATCACACTGATCCAGTCGGCGAAGATTACAATTTCTGTGAACGAGCACATCGTTTTGGGTTTGAGACATGGGTTCACCCTAATGTGCAAGTCGGCCATGTCGGCCGAGTAGAATATGACATTAGAGATTGGACAGCAGTGCTAAAAGCCGAAGGCAATGACATAGATAAAATGACGAGTAGATTGTTAAAGGGTAGTTGGCTTTGGCGAAAGGAGGAGTCGGACGGTATGGTGTCTAGTGAAACAGAAAAACTCTAACAAAGGAAATTCAAATGGGTTTTGGACCGATGAATATCATTCCAAAAGCAACGAATGATACAACTGCACCGGGTGTACCTGCTGGTGACTGGCAGCAAGTTTCTAATACGAAGGCTGCGTGGCAGGCGACTGGTCCTTCTGTAGATGCTGATAATAGTCCATTAACAGGACTTACATTTGTGCAAGCAATTTTTGCACAGATGACAGCAGAAGAAGCAGAAGTTTTTCGTAATGATCCAGAAGGTTTGCTTGCTGTACCTGGCATTCAAATTCAGGAAGTGGACATTACAGAAGGCCAAACTGTGAACGGCGAGTTTAATATTGCTGCTCTCGCAATTGGTCGTGACCATGCTTTGTTCCTCCGTTGTGCGGATCATCCTCGTGTCTAATTCAAACTTTTCAGTAATAGTTAAATCAACTCGTAAACGACCTAAATGGGAATGGTGGCTTTTAAATTTACTTCGTAAACTTTTTAAGTGGTTGGATTAATTTGCTAGATAAAACCAACCCCCATTGGGTTGGTTTTATCTAGCCCTTTTGGAGATTAATATGGCTAAAAAGAAAACAAGTGGTCCTGTGC